TTCATCGTCTGCCTCCTTAATAACTAGCCCTCTCCAATCTTTGCCCATAAATCTTCTGGCTTCGTTGGTCGCCTTCTCCTTTGCTTCCTCCAAAGAGTCAGCCTCTATTGAGAAGTACTTCACCGTCGTTATGTGCGCCTCTAGTGCGTATATTTTGCGAGCCGGTTTAATCTCCATCGGGATTATCCTCAGTTAAGTAAACGAAAATACTGGCAGACTCTGCGGCAAAGCAATCTATCTCAGTGTCGGTAAATATCTGTCGCGTATCGCCCGATTTATTTTCTTCAAGAACAAACGTCATTCGCTCACTAAACACATGCATAATTGCAGAAACGTCTTCTGCTGATAGTTTGTTGCACAAATCAAACACATCATCAGATATGTACCGTTGCGCAAAATGCTTCTGCATAACAGATCGTGCTTGCGCTAAATCTTTTTCAAGGTAAAGAATGGCTTCGTCCCTATCCTCTATCTCGGACTGTAGGTGCGCGAGATTATTCTCGTGATGCTCCTGTTGAACAGCCAGTTGCTGTTGTAGGTTAAGGATCATGTCGTTCTTAGTGACATAGTATTTTTTCTTTTTAGCAGGGCTATTCTTCTTCGCTGTCTTCTTCGCTGTCATCTCTCATTCCTTCGTTGCGTTTAAACATTTCTAACCACGCCATGGGGTCGATACCTTGTAGCGCCCACCATCGCTTTTCGTTGCCATGCGCATGAAGCTGTCTGTGATGGTCATCACATAAAGGGACTGCGTGTTGATCCCCGCTTCTTCGCATACCTCGCAATCCATCTTCCTCTACAAAGGTAAGATGGTGTGCTTGGGCTGGCCTGTAACAAACCAAGCAGCCCTGTTCACGCACCGTTTGCAGATGCCTACGGCTTCGTAGTTTTTTCGACCACGTTTTCTTCTGCAAATTCCTTCACCATTTCTTCTGCTGTCGTTACCAGAGAGTTCAGTCCGTCCAGTATCAACTTCGCGTCCTTGATGCGCTCGTCTAAATTGGTAAGCATGTCCTCGTCAATAGATGGGTCAGGCATGTGAGTCTTCATAACCTCCACGCCTAGTCCTCTAAGCTTGCGCCTAGCTGCCCTGATGTCTGATTCAGACTGCGACAGCTTATCTTCAAGGCCCAATACATATCCTTTTGTCTTACTCATACGGCCTCCTAAAAATCAAAGTCATCGTCTGGTGCTGGCTCCGCTTTCTTAAACGGTGACACCGCTGCCTCGGCAGAGGCTTGTGCATCTTGCGCCTTGGGCTTGAGCGTCACGCGAAGGTAGTTCGATCCAGACGCCGCTACCTTCTTGGTTATATCCAAGTAGTAATCCACCCCACCAACAAGAATGTCGCCCCTGAAATCGGCGTGCCAATCCAGTTCCTTCTTGTCATTCTTAAACGCTGCTCCTTGCAGATCTTTTCTTTCGTATGCCATTAGAACGGTTCTCCTTCTGTTTGCGGTATTATGTTTTTGATTTGATCCAAGCGCTCTTGGATGTGGTCAAGCAAGCCTTGGAATCCTTCGTGATCCGCATAGCCTTGTTTGATTGATGGGAAATACTTATTGATAACTTCCTTTGCTTCATCAATGGTTGCTGCGTGAGCAAGCTCATCCTTCAAAACATTAGTATCTTCAACAAACATATCCTTAGATTCATCTGCCTTTGGCTTTGCCTTGGGCTTTTTCTTTGCCTCTGGCTCCTTGACCGGCTCTTCCGCTGGCTCATCTGAGTCATCGTTCCAAGTGTCCTCTGGCTGCACTTGACCTTGGAAGATGTGGAACCCCAAGCCAAACATGGCAATGCACTTAACCAAACAGCGCATCTTGGTGTCGCTGACATCACGCGCATTAGGGTTTGCAATCGCCTTGTTCTTGTAGTCCATCACAGGAAGCCACATGCGCCGTGTCAAACCTCCGATAACCACAACGCAATGCACCGTCTGTGATCCGTCTGGATGATCCTCCATTGGCTGAAACTCATAGTGCGCATCTGGATACTCCATCATCAAGAGCCTCCATGCGGAGTTCCAAGCGAGATACGTCAAGTTGTTTTTGCTCTTGGCAAACTCAGTACAGTTGATTGGATACAACTTCTCCCAAATGTCACCGTAGGTAACATCACTCATCACTTTCTCCTTGTTGTTTAAACGCAGCATACTGGTCGCAGTACAGCGACACATCACAGAACTGCTCGCATCGTAGAGGTTGTCCTCGACGGTGATCAATCCTGTGTTTGTCTGCATCCTTTTGTGCCGAGATGAATGTCTCAGCTTCTTGCATTGAATCGAACACACGCACTGCGCGTACCCGCTTCTCCTTCATCACTGCAAACTTCTCCTCTCGGAGCCACCGCTCTTCGTCTGTGCAGTCGGGTAACTTGCCAGACAGAGCCTCTTGATGTGCAGCGATCCGCTCAACAACAAACTTCTCCGTCTTTTCGATAGGCCAAAGAGGAATGTCTTGAATCCAAATGTCGTGTTGTGGGTATTCGGGTTTTCGAGCAGCGTCGTGCTTGCTCCAATCCTTGATGAAGTTAATGATTTGCAACCCGCTTACTTCGATGCCGTTCCTGTGCGCTATGTATGCGTAGATGTTGAGTTGCTTCTCGTCGCTGTCGTTATTCATAACGCCATACGCTTTGCGAGTCTTGTAGTCCTGTAAGACTCGTGTGCCGTCCGGTTGTACATGCTGTACGTCTATGGCACCTGATAGCTTTACGCCGCTCACGGAGCAGTACAGGCGCTCCTCCGTTATGAAATCGGGATGCTTTGAGTCTTCAAGAATGTTGTGGACTGCTGTTCCAAACAGCGTCCAAAGATTACTGCTCACATCTCTAAACATAATGTTGTTCGGGTCATCGAACAAAGCTGCCATGCGAGGTGGGCGCAATAAGCCCGTCGCACTAAACGACGCATCACCCTTGGTGTAGCTGTCGCGTGTCAGCGCTGCGGCTAGTGGGGCAGGAAGCCCTAACTTATTGGTGTAGTTCATGTGTTACCATTGTTGCGATAGGTATGGGGTACGATTGGAACACATGGAAAAACGGTCTGTCAACAAAATAATTTTTGGAGTAGCGCAAAGCAAGTCTAACAGTCGGCGTCTTGTCACCTTCGGGGGTAAGCCTCGCTTCATAAAATCCAAGGCCGCTATTCAGTTTGAGAAAGATGTGAAAGCGCAGATCGGGAAGATGGACAACATGCTTGAAGGCGACCTGTCATTCCACGCAGACATCTACTACCCAACACGCAGACAGGATCTAGATCCCAGCATTCTGCTCGATGCGATGCAGGGATTGCTGTACGAAAACGACAGGCAGTTTAAACAAATCAGCAGCCGTAGATTTCTGGACAAAGAAAATCCCAGAGCAGAAGTAACTATCACGGAGATTGATCACAACGAAAATGGCCCATCGCCACAGACGGGGCAACGCCAGTGACGATGAGCCTTCCTTCGCAACAAAGGATGTCAACAAGTTGTGATGAGAAGTTGACAAGGGGATTGTGACTGTGCTTTTTTAAGAAAGCAAGAAATGCGCAAGGGGGTAAGACCGCAAGGGCGCTATACAAATTCGCGGTAATGTCCATGCTCGGCTCCGTCCGATCTGACTTTCTCTCTCCAATCTCCTTTGATGAGGGGGGTTTGGGGGGAGCGTCCTTCTCTCTCCATCCGATCTAACTATCGCAACAGAGGTAACTCTTATGAGGCCAGTGTACGAAACAAGCAAAGACCGCGAGCGCGAAAGCACTTTGGCGGGTAAAATTGCTGTGATGTGGGACATTCAAGCAAAGCCAAACCCGAAAATGTACGCCATCGACTACTCGTTTATTAACGATGCAGGAGAGGTAGAGGGGTTTGGTGAAATCAAAACAAGAACGCATCCTTTCGGTACGTTCCCAACATATATGATCAGCAGTCACAAGGTGGCAAGCGCGAAATCTCTTGCAAGTGCAACCGGATTGGATGTATTTTTAATTGTGGAGTGGTCATGCGGAACCGTGGGCTACTTGAGTATGGTGAATGCCAAACCGGATTCAATCCAATGGGGAGGCAGGAAAGATAGGGGAGATGAGCAGGACATGGAGCCTGTGAATCATTATGAAATGAGGCAGTTCCAAATCGCAACAAAGGAGCAAATTAGAAATGGCGAGTTCGACTGAATATAAATTCAACGGCAACACAATCAAGCTAAAACCAGCCGACTATGATCGGTGGGTAAGTAGCTACAAAAACATTCCAAACCTAGATGCAGTTCTGCAATCGCGTGACGATTGGCTCACATACGACGCAGAGATCAAGACCCAGCAACGCTGGTTCCTAAGCACATCAGCCTACCTTGCCAAGCAAGATGCCAAGGCTGCACTGGAGAACAGGACTGACCCTGTCGGGAGAAAGATAACTCCCGATGGCCGCGTTAGATTCAAGACGGCTCCCTAGCCTTGGACTTCTGGGATTCTCTGGCAAGCGAAGGCTTCGCCATCAATGCACTGTCTGAGGGGCAATCAAAAATACTTTGCCCCAAGTGCAGTAGCACCCGTACAAAAAACAAACATGAGCATTGTCTGTCAATTTCTATTGACGGTGAGGGGGCGCAATGGCGTTGCCATCACTGTGATTGGACAGGAAATGTTTGGAGAAACAGCATGAATAGTAGCCCGTTTAAACGGAGCAAGCGGCCTGAAGCGGTCAAGCCAAAGGAGCCGCCGGTCATACCTGATTTGGAAAAGCCTAGCGAGGGCGTGATCAAATGGTTCAGTGACCGAGGCATCTCTCGCAAGGTTGTCGAGATGGCTGGAGTAGAGACAGGTAGCGCGTACATGAACGGAGAGAGCAAGCGAGCTATTGCGTTTGTTCATAGGGATTGCGGCGGCAAGATCATCAACGTCAAGTTCCGAAGCAATCAAAAGGAGTTTAGCCAGATCAAGAATGGAGCTAGGCTCCCCTATCTGTGGAACCTGATTGAGCCAAGCAACGATCAGTTGATTATCACCGAAGGTGAGGTGGATGCATTAACATGCATGGAGGCGGGGTACAGCAACGTCATCAGCGTACCTGACGGTGCGAGTGACAAGAAGCTGTTGTGGGTGGAGGATCTGGAAGAGGAGTTAAAGCAGTTCAAGAGGATTGTTTTGCTCACGGATGGGGATTCCGTTGGTATCGCAATGCGCAATGAGCTTGCGCGTAGGTTGGGTAGGCATAGATGTTGGCGGGTTGATTGGCCAGAGGGCTGCAAAGATCCAAACGATATGCTCGTCGGCTACGGCGCGGAGAAGTTCAAGGAGTTTGTGGATGGCGCAGAACCATGGCCGTTAAAAGCGTTGCATGAGACACGCTCATATGTGAACGATGCTTTCGCATTGCTGAATGGCGATGTGAAAACTGGTGTTAGCACAGGTATTGCCGCACTGGATCTGAACTATCGGGTGAGGGCTGGCGAGCTAAACATTATCAGCGGAGCGCCGGGGGTTGGTAAGTCAGAATTCCTAGATCAAATCTGTTTAAACCTTGCGGCAATGGAGGATTGGAGGTTTGCAGTTTGCTCGTTTGAGAACCCAGTTGACGAACACATCAACAAGTTGGCAGCTAAATTTGTCGGCAAGCCAGCGTGGGATGTGCGTAGTGGGGAGAAGATGAACCACAACGAGTGGTCGGAGGCGGTGAGTTTTATCGGCAAGCACTACTACTGGATCAGATCCGAAGACGAAGCGCCTACCGTGGAGTGGTGTTTGGAGAATGCAACCGCGTGTGTGCAGCGATACCCAAACGTGCGCGGCCTGATCCTTGATCCGTACAACGAGTTTGAACACCGTCGCCCTAGCGGGTGGACGGAAACGGAGTATGTGTCGCAGATGCTAGCCTCGCTCAAGCGTTGGGCAGCAGCAAACGAGTGCGCGATATTTCTGGTTGCCCATCCAGCGAAGCTGAGAAGGAATCAAGATGGGACGTTCCCTGTGCCAGAGCCGTATGATATTGCAGGGAGTGCCAACTTCTATAACAAGGCAGACAACATTCTGATTGTTGAAAGAGATTTCACGGAGGGATCGGATGACATCCGAGTGCATGTGAAGAAGATAAGATTCAAGCAGAGCGGTAGGGTGGGGACAGTCGATCTCAAATACAACTACGTTGACGGTAGTTATCGGACACCAACAGGGGGGTTATCGGGATGAGCGCAAAGTTTTTGAAAGCGATACGCGCACAGGATGATGCGCACAGGTTGTTTGAGAAACCAAAGGTTTACGAAAAGCGTAAGCCTTTGACGGAAGAAGAAATTGAAAGAGTGGCTAGGCTTTACAGCGAAGGCGTGACTCAGGCAGAGATTGCGCGAGCGATTAAGATTGCGCCGTCAAGTGTCTACAATGTAGTGCGTAGACACCTGCGGCGATTAGGTAGCGTTTAAACGTCAAGCATTCTTTCGATTTCCTCGATGGCCTTGTTGCGCTCATCTTGGGATTGAAGGATGCCGACCTTGTCATCGACATAATCCTTGTCACCTAGATCCTTGATTGCTTTATCCACTGCGCCCTCAAGTTTCCACTTGACCGAGTAAACATACTGACGGCTAACGCCTTCGTCTTCTGCGATGCTTGCCATGCTGCGTTCGCCTTCCCGTATGGCCAATCTTATGCGGTCAGCCCGTTCGGAGTTGCGCGTTGGCTTCTTCAAAGACAGGTACTCATCCTCTGTCATTGCGCTCAAAAGGTATGGCCGCATGGTGCTAAGGGGTACGCTGATCTCCTCTGCGATCTGCTTGAGCGTACTCCCGTTGCGCCTTAGATGTACGGCAGCGGCGATCCATGGCACACCAGACATCAGTAGTCCTCCGGCATCAGCACAGTCAGAGTCTCGTGCCCCGCATCCAAGATCAGCCACACCAGATCTTTGGCGTCGTTGTATGGGTACTGACCCATCACCATGCCGCCACGCTTCACGCTGGCTAGGTTAGTTTCCTTGTCTTCATCGCAGATGACACCCCAATCCAATCCGTTGAATCGGCGGAGCGTTGACTCAACCCATTCGTTTAAACGCTCTGGAGTCATCGCATCAAGCAGTTGTTCCTCGGCGTTGGCAGTCATGGCAAAGTTCTGAACACCGCCTAAGATGTTGTGTGATGGCGACTGTAGTTGGATGCGTACAGTACGATCCAAGTCTACATCCTCGCCCACATCAACCTTCTCGCCGCTCATGTTGTAAACATTACTCACTGGCACTCTCCTTCTTCTTCTCATCTATGGCTGCAAGCAGCCCATCCACCATGTCACAGATGGCTACCATGCCATCATCCTTGCGAGCCTTGGTCACTTCTTTCTTGATCATGCCCACGATCTTCTTCTCACCCATATCGCTGGCGAGTGTTCTTAGTTCTGAAATCTTCATGTGTTACCTACTTACGAATATGTTTGGACGCACAAACGGGATCGCTTGTGCATTGCTCTACGAAGTCCTGTTCGCTGATCCAGAGGTACGCCATGGCCGCTAGGATCATGGTCGCACCCCTTGCCACAACGTGCCAGTTAATGCTTCGCACTGGTCAGCGACTCCTTAGCTGCGAGGATACGCTCATGTTCGATCAAACCCTCCAACGCTCTGGCGTGTGCCCTGCGGATAACGTGTAGGCATTGCAGCAGAAGATTGTTTTGCACTGAACTATATGAATCCGAAAGATCTATCTCCATCAACTGATCGTGAACGATCATCACCATGCGAGCAAACATCACATCGAGTTCGCTATGAGATCCAGCATGTTTAAACACATCCATGCTTTGCTGCTCTGTCTTGCGGATAAACCCTCTGCAAATCTCCATCGTCTCATCGACAATCTTCTTCTGTCTCTGCATATTCATGCACATCTCCTTGTTGCTAGTTATCAAACCCGTCTTTCGATAACGAATGTCGCTCCTCTTGGTTCGACTTCGTTTCATGCGCCTTGAGTGTGATTGATGGGACGCGCCCCGCTCGCATCTCACTCTCGGCCTCCTCTGCGAATTTACGCAGTCCTATGTCGTGCTTATCGAACACCTCATAGGCTGACCCGTATTGGCTGTAGCGGATCAGCACATAGCGTATCTGATGTAGCCCGTTCTCGTTTACTCCCATTCATCCTCCTCGTGACCAATGACCTCCACGACCCCGTCGAAGTATCGTTTAAACACATCGACCAGATCCTCGTAGTCGCCCTGTTGCATTTCGTAAACGATCTCTTTGCCATCCAATCCCATTTGCTTTGCAAAGTTTTTGGCGTGACCCATCAACGCGAATGCGTTACCGTCTTGTCCACTTAGGTCTATCGTGACCATTGCCTGTCTCCTTCTCATATGAAACTTCAATCACCACTTTGGTGAGTTTACTTTTCGTAACACCCTCATCTCTCAAGGCTGACTCAACAAGCTCGGACATCTTCGATAGGTCGATGACATCGTCTTCGTTCGCTGGCTCAACCTCAATCCACAACATCCTGTTGCGCTTGAAGATCATGCGGCTGCTCTGCCTTGCTGTATCACAGCAGCCAGATTGTCGATGTATGCCTTGGCCTCGTCCTCGCTGTCGAAGTAAGGCGTACCGCTAGAGCAGTCGTTCACATAGTTCCTGCCACCAGCGTCGTGCTGGTAGCGCAAGTCGGCGTGATAGCACTCAAGGTATTGGTACACATCCAAGGGAAGTCCTTGCTCAAGCCTGTCGATTATCCAGTTAGGGGTCATGCCGCACCCTCCTCTTCTAGGAGGAGTCTCATCTCTGCTCGCTCCCAGTTGTCCAGCCATTCCACTTGTGCCTTGACTCGTGGCCATCGTAGGTCATACCCAACTTGTTTATCAAAATCCGATAGGATCTTGTCGCTGAGTTTGCTGATCTTGAAAACCCACAGGATCTTCTCGCGCTTGCTAATGTCATCACGCGCTAGGTTCTCTTGGATTTCGTCTATCCGTGGTTGGTAGTGTTCGATCATGCCTTACCCCTTAAACTTCTAACGCTGTTCCAGCGGGTTCAAAGTCCCACTGGTTTGCCAGCTTGTAATAGAGTCGAGCGAAGTGCTTACGCTTCGCAGTGTTGAAAGACGGAGTCTCAACATGAGGGTTGCGATCTCCATCTGCTTTCGCTAGCGCCTCAAGCAAATCCAAGATCTCTGATCGGGCTTGCTCTTGTGGCGTATGGCCGTAGTGATTACGCATTTTCGGGTTCTCCTTTGTTGCGTTTAAACATTATCGTTGTTTGGTTTTCATGCCGAGTCGCTCGTTGCGATCCTCGGATTCTTCTTTGCTCCACACCTCACGAGTGTTGAACAGGTAAATGGGAAACACACCCTCCCATGCAAACAGGTGATACTGATTGCTCGTATCGACCAGTCGATCCTCTTGCGGATACAGTTCCACCGCCTCCCAGTGGTCGCCTAGCACTGCGTTCTTGATGTGCTGTTTGGCTCGCCAGTTATTCAATGGCTCACGGTCATTGCGTTTGATTGACAGGTAGGTTGGTGCGTTGTCGCCAAACCCATGCTGCTCGTCCCAGAGGACACGGCGCAGGACTTGGAACATAGGCGACAGGTAGGTTGTCGTTTCGTCGTACTCACGTTGCATAGCCTTGACGTTGTCCATTACCTGCTCATCTGTCCAATCATGGGGCGCAGCGTCCTTGACTATGGCAAACATTTTCATGTCGCTTTGCCGTGGCGTTGGCACTATCTCAAAG